ATCCAGTTTTTCATTCTTCTGTCATCAGCTTGACTAGCTCTATAACGCACGTGTAAGAATGGTCTACGGATGTTAGTACCTAATTGTTGGTCATATACTGTAGATGTTCCAGCAGGGATAAGGATACCATCGATAGATGTGTTAGCCATACCTCCACGAGTAGAAGCGTCATTCAAGTATTTCCAGTCAGTCTTATAGAAATCGTAAGATCCTCTACGGAATCCAGAGAAACCTAAGTTCAAAGCCATTTGCTCAGAGTTTTCAAACAATCCGTAAGCAACACCTCCAGCAGCGCCAGAAGATAAAGAAGCCAACATATCATCAAAGTCAAGAGAAGTAGCTCTGTTCAAGAAGAACATGTTTTCTTCAATTGCTCCTTGAGTATCTAAGTTTTTCAAGATTGAATCAAAATCACTTAAACCTGCAGCAGCAGTAAAGTTATTTACAACATTTCCTCTTTCTTTAACAGCAGAGAAAAGACCTTGAGTTCCTTTCAATCCGTTAGCAGAAGTTAAAGTAGATCCACCAGAAACTAATTCACCTTCAATAACAGACATTTCCAAGTAATCTTCAAAACGTAGACGAGTTTCAGATTCAGCTTTTAAATACCATAAGTATCCGCTTGTTCCTTCTTCAGTGGCAACTTCAACCCAACCAATCTGAGCAGTATCAGATCCTGAGATTTGATATTTTTCTTTGATGATAATAGGTGAATTACTGTATTGAGTAAAAGATGGAGTTACAGAGTTGATAGTTGCATCAGTAGTTCCTTTTTTGAATTCAGAACCGTATACAAAGATTTTAAGATCTGTTGCAGAAGCAAAGTTTACTACGTTACCAGCACCAGTAGTCAAATCTAATTGAGTATAAGGTTTAACAGTGATAACAGCAGGGTTAGTAGAACCACCTGTTCCAGTAGCGGCATCAGCAGTAGAAGCTGTAACATAAACTTTAAGTTCTTTTCCAGTAGAAGGACTTGCCACTACTAAAGTTTGACCTACAGAAATTACGTTGTTTACGAAGTTAGCACCAGTACCACCAGTAACAAAAGTTAAAGTTGTTGCAGAAGCACAAGTTACATCTTTGTAAGCAATGTGTAATCTGTTTTGTTCAGACCATACTACTTGATCAGAAGACATTGGCATTTCAGCACCAACCATACGTAAGAATCCAGAAAGAGTTCTGTTTCCATAACGCTCTACTTCAGCTTCGTATACTTCTGGTAAATATTGTTGCGCGAAATCATTACCACTTCCGTTTGTGAAGTTTAAGTAATTTGTTTCTAACGCTTGTTGTTTTTGAGACGGTTTAATTGAACCGAATTGTGGAGTCACATTTGACATAATCGTTAATTTTAATTGTTAAATTTTTTTGTTTGTATTCTTAATTTAGAAGAATCAAAACCACTAATAGCTTTAACTTTTAACCCGTTTATAAATACGTCACCAGGAGCTTGTCTTGGTTGTGTTGAACCCGGGTTTTTAGAATTAGCTATAACTTCTTTAACAGCATCTGCTTTACCTTGTTCATAAAAGTGTTGCGCGATTTTGTCTGAGTTCGTTGCGGTGTAGAGTGCTTTGTGATAACCATTTGTATCAATAATATTACCTTCTTTATCTAGGAACTTCCCTAAGAAATTATTGATGTCTGATTGTTTCTCTGCGACCTGCTCTTGATTTTGTATTCCATACCTGAATCGTTTTTCTCCGACATTATATTCAAAACCTTTGAATTCACCGTTGAATAAACCTTTAGTATTACTTTTAAATCTAGCATGTCTTTCAGCATTCTGCTCTTCTGTCTTCTTATATCGGTTGAAAAATTCAAAAGCTTCTTGTTGATCTTTAGATACGTTTGACCTCAACTTGATTTCATCGTAATATTTTAATTTAAGATCTTCTAAGAATCTTTTTGCTTTAGCAACCTCTTCTTTGTAAGCGAGTTTTTTCTTTCTGATGTCTCGCTCTTCATCAATATCTTCATCATAACTAAATTCATCTTCCATTAGAAATTCAATTTCTTCAGAATCTAAATGCGGTCTTGATTTTTTATAATATTCTTTTAATAACACTTCGTTGTCTACAGAAGAATAATCTGTATTTAATCTAGCATAATCATCTATAGTTCCACCAGTTTCTTCCATAAAAGTAACTAGCTTTTCGATGTTTTCTGGTAATGGTTTACCAGTGTTTATTTGTTCTTGTACGTGATGTGCAATTTCTTTTTCAACCTCTTTAACGTCTACTTCTGTAATTTCGATTTCTTGAATAACATCTTCAACGGACCTTTCGTCTCTTTGTCCCACTTCTTGCAATTCCACTGTGGATTGTTCTGTGCGTAACACGCTTTCCTTTGTGCTTGATTCTTGAACGGCATCTTTTTCTGTATTAGGAATAATTACTTTTATTACCTCTTGATCTACTAAAGGTTTAGACAAATCAACCTTTGTTATGTTATCTTCTTTAGATAAATTTCTAGGTTTTCTTGGTTTCTGCATTTTGAAGTCTCCTTCTTGTTTAATAATTTCTGACATGATATAATAATATAAAATTGGTTATAATTGTTTTACATTCCGAACGATTGAATTGATTCATCTGAAAAACCTAAATCTTGACCTTCAAAATCTTTTGGTAAAGAATTGTTTTTACGTTGATCTATTAACTCTGATTGTTGAGTTGCTTGTATTTTTGTTCTAGCATCTTTTCTATCTTCGGCTGTTTGTAAGTTTTTATCAATGGTTTGCATTTTAATCTGTGCTAGTTGCATATCATATTGAAACTGCGCTTCCATTAGTTGTTTCTTTATTTGAGCTTCGGCTTGCATTCTTTGTATCTCAAATTGAGATTTAGCTTGTTCTACATTAACAGTTTCCTGAGTTAATGCTTGTTGTTTTTGAACTTCAAATAAAGCTGCTTTTTCTGCAGTCTGTTGATTCGCTTGAGCTTGCGCTTGTATATTAGCCATCTGAGCTTCCTGAGCGGCTTTTTGTTTTTTCTTTTTTCTGAATTTTAAAGTTTGATTAGCTAGTTTTAAATTTCTAATCTGACGAATATCAATAGCATCGTCAAGGTCTATACCTCCACTCTGTAATGCTACTTGTATATTTTGTTCTAATAAAGCTTTATCTTCTTCATCTGGCTCTAGTTCTAAGTAAATACCAAACTCATACAAGTTTAGATATTTCATTTCTTTTAAAGTAGATACATTATATGAAGTTATACTTTCTTCTAATGTTTTTGCTAACAATGGATAATCTAAACAATCTGCAATTCTTAACGAAACATTTTCACACGCTCTAAGGGTCAGAAATAAACTAGACTGTAAAATATGTTTAGTAGCAGTATTTGACGCATTAGCGGCCATCTTTTGAAGTCCTACTAATGTATCTTTATCAACCATACTTCCGTCACGAGCTTCATTAAGTCCAGTAACATCTCTTATAAGTTGTAAATAATATTGATAAGTTTGTATAAGCGAAGCTATCTTAGCTTGACCTGATGAACTACTTAATTCTTGAATTGGTACTTTACCTGGATTTCCGTTACCTTCTTGTGTTAAAGATCTACCAACTATACTACCAGTTTGGAAATACATATTTAATGCTTCAGCAGCATTATAGTTTGTACCATTACCTAAGTCAACTTCAGCAAGACCATCTACATCAACAAATACTCCATCAGGAACCATCTTAGACATTACTTGTTGTAATTTAAGATGTGTTAACTGAATCATATCAGCAAAACCTGTTACCTTGTTTACTAATGAATCTATTCTACCTTTATACATTCTAGGAGCAGTGATAACATAGTTCATTTCAACTTTTGTCATATTTGCAAATGGTCTAGACATGTTTTCAGATAATCTCCATTCTAACATTGTATTAGTACCTAGGATTTTAGCTCCAGTATATAGTACTTCTATAGTTCTAGATACTCTATCAAATTTATCGTTTTGAGGTGGATTGAAATCGTCTGTTTTTTCAATGACTTTTTCCATTCCGTTTTCTCCATACTTTATTTTAAAAACTTGATTCATATAAGTCTTATACTCGAAATATAATACTTGAACAGTGTTTTCATCATAATTACCCCAACCAGTTATATATTGTCTATTACCTGGCATTTCCTGAATTCGCTTTAATTCCTCTTCTGATAGACTAGGAAATTGCATTTTTAATTCTGGTATTGTAACTGCTTTAACTTCTCCAACATAGTATATATCTTCAAAGTTTGGATCTTCAGTATAAGAGTAAACTAAATAAGCTGGATCAACATATTCTAATTTAATACCTTCACTAACGTTAAAGTTTGTTTTAGTACATGCAATACCTAATACTGTTAAATCGTAATTTAATCTACGCTTAGTTAAGTCCCACTTGTTTTGTGCTAGTACGTTATTAATAGCTTCTTCTTCTGCTATCTCAATAGATTGCTTATAATTTAATTGCATGTGCAATTCTAACTCTTCTTTAGTCTCAGGAAGTTCATCTTTTTTAAGTGTAGAACTAGAAAAGTCTTCACCTATTAATTCTTTAGCTTTTTCAATTAAATCTTGAGAATGCATATCTCTTAATATAGATTGAGCATATTCTGTTTTTGCTTTTAAAGATTCTGGATCTTGAGCATACGCTTTTATATCATAACCTTTCTGAGACATACCATTAACTACGATGTCAACAAATTTAGATATAATAGGTACTGGTTTCCAATCTAAGTTTAAATATGAAATATCACCATTTGTAGCTAATTCATCTTTATACTTTTGAACAGACTGTTCTCCTCTAGCATATAATCTTAATTGATGAAAATTATTCCAATTAGTTAAGTATCTATTACCCGTGGTTCTACCTTGGTCAAACCATTCTTGTTCTATAGCACGTGATACTTGCAATCCATATTCTTCGGAAGCTTTAACCGCATCAGGTACGACTTGACTAGGAAATGCGCTATTTGTATTTGTGTATATATTCATTTGTATATTTTTGATGAAGAACCTGTATTGTCATATTTTTTAATTCCTAAATTATGCACCTGTCTAATTATAGGGTTGTTTGGAGTATATCTATTCTTATTGCAAGCCATTATCGCTAATCCAGAACTAATAGAAGCATCATGTTTTGTTCTATCATTTATATTAAATCTTGCCCAGTCGTTTAATGTTTTATTAAAGTACATTGAACCAAATCCATTTTCTGTAAAACCAACATGGTCTTCTATATATGATTCAATAGCAGCGGCGTGAGCTTGTTTAATATCCTCACTAGAGTTTGGTATTCCACCAATATCTTTTTCTGTTATAGATAATTTAGCATATATTTTATCTGGTCGATTCATTGAGTAACCTCTGTAACCTCTTCTTTTAAAATGAAAAAGTAATCTAGGTTTGTTATTTTCTGCTAGTATTGGCATACCGTAGAATACACATGCCATTAAAACTTCTTCAAAAAATATCTCAGCAGTCTGAGGTCTAGCAATGTATTCTAAAAAGAAACTATTAGCAGGTGCTTCGTCCATTGAGAATTTAGTTAATCCACTCAATGCTCCATTAGATCCTTTACCATCTACAGTTCCTGATATGTCATAAGGGTCACATCCAAAAGCTCCTAAATGCTCATTACCTGGATATTTACTACCATTTTTAATAACTACGTTATTTTGTAAATGTTGAGGTGGTATCCATGATATTAAAAATCTACCGTCTCTGTTTGGGTAAAAAATAACCCTAGTATCTGGTATACCATTTTCCCATTGAAAACTTCCTTTAGTTATAATGCTTGTATTTCTTAAATCCTCATTATAATCTATTTGCTCATATATCTTAGTAAGATTAAACAAAGATTGTTTTGCTTCGTCTCTAAACGCGTGTTGTTCTGTTCTTGGAAACTGTCTGTAGTATTCGTTAAGACCATCTTGATCAGATTTTAAACCATCAACTTCATTTTGCCAATGTTCAATAACACCATATACTATTTCTCCACCATCAACTCCGTTGACTGGTTTTTCTGGAGTGTCGAATACAGGTAAGCCATAAGTGTCAATGAATCCTTCGTACGACCATTCCATAGGTATGAACAAACTATATAGTCCTGAGCTAGTCTGTCCATTGCGGTTTCTTTTTGTAACATCTGAATTATAATAAAGTGTTTTAAAATTCTCCCCTCCTTTATCTAAAGCATTTGAAGTTGAACCCATCATACACTTACCAATAATCCTACTACCTAATCTAAGAGTTGTTTTAGTAACTCGCCAGTTGTTTAATATATTATCAGGTCTTTCCCATTTACCACTTTCATCATGAACTAACAGTTTTAATTTTTCACCATCATAGCTGTTATCACCTGTATTTTTCCAGTCAATAGTAGTATCAAGCCCGTCCATCTCTTCAGCTTTATCATTA